GTGATGATACAACTCATGCACGTGCCCTTGCCAAGTGCAGTCGTAGCCTTCGACCATCGCCATGATTCGCTGGTCTTGGATGACGCCTTTGGTCACTGGGCCGCCTCCGCCTGAACCGTGGTAGTAGTGCATCGCAAAGCGTGTCCGGTGGTTTACTTTAGCACTGTGCGTGAATCCGAACAGGATCGCGCCGCCGTAGCCTCCAAGCTGAACGTCGGTCTTGCAATCGTGGTTTAGCAGCGTGACGAACATCTGCAATGCGTCGAACTCGACATGGCGGATCACGCTTGTCTCGTGGTTGCCGTAGCCGATCAGCGCGATATGCTTAGCGTATGGCTTGAACCATTTGACAGCGTCGTTCACGACGGCTTGCAGGTAGTTGCCCTTGTTGTGTTCAGGTCTTATTTCATCCTTTCCCCTGCGTGGATCGCCTCTGCCTTGCATCAGGCAGAAGGTGTCGCCGTTCATGATGACCTTGGCGTTGCGGCGCACGGCTTCGTCGAGGTGGCTTTTTAGTAGATCGCGATCGCACTTCGGGTTGTCCCAGTGCAGGTCGCTGATGAGCAGAAACTCCGCCTCCTTCCCCTCGCAGTCAATCGTGTGGACGTTGGCTGCGCGTCGGGTTATCTTCATGTTAGTTGTTTGGTGGTGTCGACTTTAGAAGCCGCAATATACGATGTTCTAATACTTCTGTAATCTTGACACCTGAAAAGCCGACGATGAAGGCGAGGCCGTACTCGATGTTCGGCGCTTGGATATTGAGGATGCCGATGATTACAGGCGCAATGTAGGTAGCGGATAGCGTGCCGGAAAGGACTGCAATCAGCTGCATCTTCCAGTTTTTCATCTTGGGTGCGAGCAGGAGTGCGCCAAAAAAGCCGGCGATTGTTAGGCCGATGTTGATGCCGATTGATTTGAGGAAGTCTATCATTTGTTTGCGTTGTAGTCGGTCGTGTACTGCTCATCCCAGCCGAGGAAGGTATGCACGCCTATTGGCGGAGGCCAGCACTCGAAGGGCAGGTAGGTCGGATCAGGCTCTGCATCCCAAAGGATGTCGACGCAGTACGCGCCCTCGATGATGCCGAGCGGCACTGCGAAGCCTTGCGGCACTGGTAGCGCGGTGAATGTCGCTTCGTCGTTGAAGGCGTATTTTCGGAAGGTAGCCATTACGTTAGTCGGGTTAATTCGGCGAGTTGGTCGTTAGATAGCCGTGTTGTGTAGAGGGCAACGGCGCGTATGCGGTTTGGGCCAAATAAAGCACTGCTATAAAACTGTCTTACTAAAATTTCAATTAAAGTCAACGGATTCTCAAAAGCAAAAGCCGTTGTGTCTGTACTGCCTACTTGCACTCCGTTGACAAAAGCCGCGCTATCGCCTGACTTATAGCCAATAGCCACTTTATATGTCGTTCCTATTGTTGCTACTTGTGTAAAATTGATATTCAAATTTGAACCACCCGATCTATATCTTATTCGCAAAACCAATGAATTAGTGCCATTGTGTAAAATGCCAACGTAATTTTGAGCACTATTATAGGCGTTAGGGACAACTATAACATCACTTATTGAGCTTAGTGTAAACTCGCAGTACAAAACCCCCTCGGTTTGGCCTATCAGCGAACTCACAAGCGCCCCCGATGCGATGATGGTATCAGCGGCACGGCTTACTGCTGCTGTTGTCGTTGGGATGTACGAAGTAGGGATTGCGCCTGTTTCGACCTGTGCGCCCCAGAGGTCAACGCTTACGCTGTTGTCGGCTGTAAATCCGCCACGACTGCCAATTTGAACTACATTTGACCCACTTGCAATGCTTGTTTCTATGCGCGATAACCGAACCCAACTTGAAGTCAATGTGTAAGCAATTAAACTCCCTGCACTCCCTGCTCGCAAAAATATTTGCTTACCAACATCGCCCGAAGTTGTTGCTTTTGCATATACACTAAAAGTATATGTTCCACTTGCCGCTAATGTTAATATTTGCTCTAATGTGCTTTGGTCACTGACAGTATTTCCTGCCCCTCTATTAAATACAACCGTTTCTGCATTTTGCGTGCCGTCAGGTGAAATAACCGCGTTGGCTGTTACAGCAGGATTTACCCCTGTCCCTCCTGTTACCAAAGTCCACGTTCCACTGACATTAAACGCCTCACTCTGCAACGCCAAATTCTGCCCACTCGCCTCAACCAACAAGGCAGGGCACGATTGCCCAAGCCAGTCAATACGAGGCACTCCCGATGCGACGCTTGCAATCAACCCGCTGCTATTCACCCGCGTCGCCGTTGTGTTGCGGCTGACGGCGAACCGCATCGTGCTGTCCTCCGCCACAAATGGAGGCACGTCTTGGTATAGGTTGCCAGCCTTGTAGAATTGCGGAACGATCAGCAGCGATGGCGTTGCAGGCAGACCGTCAGTGTAAGCCTCTTGACCGCGTGCCACCAAGCAGCTGCCTGTGCCAGCGTTTTCATCTTCAACAGTAGCACCTGCGCCCTTCGCGCCTTCAAGCGCTGCTGCCCACTGCGTCTTGTAAGGATTCGTGCCGTGTTGAGCGACAAACGGCAAGCCGTAGCCAATGCCTAAAGCCATCAGACCGCGCTTACGATGGTTACGCCCTGCATCGAATATCCGATCACACTGCCTGCGTTCAGCGTCACGGCGGCGATCCTACGTCCGTTGTTGGCGGCTATGATCATACCCGGACTGAACGCCTGACCAGAAGGAAATAAGCCGATGCCACCACCACTCACCGCAGTCATCATATTCGTTCCGTTGCTATCCGTGAGCGTCGTAAACTTCGCCTCCTGATTGACGACCAACACGTCATAGGTGCGACCTGTCACCGATGAAACCGCGCCTGCGCCAACTGCCAGCACTTCGGCTGCCATTCCGCGCCCAAGCAGCGCATCCATTTGTTGTCCTAAATTCATTGTATTTTTCTTTAGTTGTAAATATCGTTTTGCCTGATTCTATGCAATTCTGTAATCGTGTTTTTAACGCGTCGGTATTTGGCAGACGTTGCGGCTGAATGGCAACTCAAACACGACCGTAGCCTGCCACCCTGCGACCTTGTCATCGCGTGCCTCCACGAAGCGCGTAGCACTCACCGCGCCTGTGATCGTGTAGTCGCGGTCAGGGTCATCGGTGAACTCCGCGACGAAGTCCTGCATGATACGCAGGGTGTCGCTTAACACCTCATCCTCGTTGTCAGTCCACCGGTAGACGACGCTGCCACTGATCGTCGCATCCACGCCGCGAAGGTCTGCCACCCTGTCCATCACAAGCACGCTGACGGTTAGGTTAGTCGCGCCAATAGGCATTGACGCGCTCTGCGCATCGACGAACAAAAGCGGGTAGATAACCCTATCCCTGTCGGTTGTCCGCAGGTTGATCACGTTGTCCGTGCCGATCGCCAGCGGATCGCCGAAACCCACCGCGTTCAGCTGCAGGTGCGACTCCGCGAAAGCTATCAGGTCGTTTTTGATTGTCACCCAACTGCTCATAAAATTGCTTTAGTTTGTTTACGTTCTTGCTGTGCGCCATTAAAAGTAGTTGCGTCTGTTTTCCGGGTAGTCCAGCGGATCGCGATACCTGCCCCTGCGCCCCAGCACCATGCCGGTCTGGTAGGCGCTGTTGGCTGGGTAGATCGTGTCAATGGCGACAGGAGGATTATCGAATAGCGGAAACAGCGTGTGGTTCTCCTGCAAATAACGCGTGATGCGCTCGGTGTACCACTCCGCATCGTCGCGGCTTTTGTCCATCAAGCGCGTCATCTCACGTTCGCTCATTGGTGACGACTCCGTGCTGCTCCTACGATCCATGCCCTTGTTCATGAATTTGAAGGCCAGCACCATCGGCAGTTCAAAGTACATCCACTGAATGATCGCTGGCTGAATGTAGGTCTGCATCAGCGTGGTGTTGTTCGCCGACAAAGTTCCGGCAATGACCTGCGTCACGAGTTCCGCGTAAAGCGCCGATCCCACCGCTGGCTGGATGTGCATCTCTTGCACCTTGACGATGGTGGGACGTATCTGCGTGTAGCTGATGTTCTCGGTTATTACGCTGTTTTCGAGTAGCGTGTTCTCGCTTATGAATAGTGCCTTGCTCATTCGACAATTCTTTCAACTTGTGTACCTTTTTTTATTACCAACTGCTGCACCCACATATGGCGGCAGCTTGGCCGGTGCCTGCCATCTTCCAGCGTCAGCCATCCGCCTCTGCGCTCCCATACGCTGTAACCCATCAACGCCGTCAGCTGGTTGATGTCGTCGCGTGTGTATAGGCGTGCGCTGCTCAAGTCCATCATTACCTGGCAGAACTTGCGGCTCTTATCATAGCCGTCAGCCTTGCTCAACCCACGATATTCAGGCCTCCAGTCGTAGCGATAGCGCACTTCGACGATAGGTTCAGGCACTTTCTCCTCTTTGGTCGCTTGACCTATGCCGCGCTTCAACGGATACTTGTTGACTTGCAGGAGTCT